CTACGAAGGTGGAACATAAACACATAGAGCAGTTTATTACGTGTTGGTGGTCTATCTACACCAGTAACACTAGTTTCATTATATAATAGTTGTAGTTGATTAGATTTGTTATTAAGATTTGCAACACCATCATTTAGAGCATATGCCCTTCCAATCAAGAAATTACGATTATAATCTACAAATGATCGTGGAACAATTCCCGCTTGATTTAGTGCTTTTTCTAATTCTATAAGTGGTTGTGCTGCTATTGAGGTTCCTTTATTAATCTTGGATACAACAATAGGTCTTGATGGTACAAGTTTATCATCTACTACCATTTGATAAGATGTAAGTTGGTCTATAATACCTACTTGACCACTACGAATACTATGAAGCACTCCATCCATACCATCATCTTCTTCTTCATATGTTGAATCGGTTCCAGCAATTAAATCAGCACTATTCAATACATTAGCATCACTAGGCATACATATCATAGATTTTACTCGTGTATTAGATACAGCAAGATTTACTGTTGCATTACGATTACTTGATAGTAATGAATGTTTGTAATTGGTTACACTTGGAATATCAATTTCAATACTTCCACCATCTCTCATCTTTTTCATCATACCCGCTTCATATCTTGGATCAACACCAACTTTAGCACAAACAATTTCTAAATTAGAAAACTCACAAGTAGCAGCATAAGATGTTTTAGCAGCAATAAGTTGTGATCCATCAGCAATAGCAGTTCTACGTTGATCTATAGAAGCAGAGAATACAATGAAATTATTTGAGGTTGCTTGTATACCAGTCCCTCCGTCGCTATTTTGAAACTCTTCTAATGTAAGTTTCACAAATGTAGCATCTATAGTTATATCAGTAATTACTGGATAACCAACTGCACCACTAGAAGTTAGTGTTAAATTACACTGACTATTAGGATTAGTAGCAGAACATATACCTACACGTTCACCTTTTACAAATGGACAATTTTCAACACTTCTCATATTGTTAGATTTAGCAAGGAATACTTCACTCCTATTTGTAGCATTATTAATAGAAAGAGCAAGACCAGCATTATCAACACCATGAAATACTGGGTTCTGTTTCATTCTGCGGTGGCGATTAACACTATCTAACTGCTTAATAAATTTTGCTGGATCTTCTAAATCTACCTCTATAAATAAACCATCAGTCATCATTACTGGAAAAATCTTATCACCTCCATCAGCAAAAAGACCAGTATGGATTGGTAGTGATAATTTAGCAGTTAAGAAATCATCAGCAGTTCCCCAATCACGTGCAGCGGGAACAGTAGCAACTGGTTTATAAAATGGATTTGTACTTAAATCAATATTGTTAGATACTGATGTTCCAAGTGTTCCACGATTTTCAATAGTAGTTACTAAAGAACCTTCTTTTAGAGCACGCATTTTTCTCATACTTTCATCTTGATTGTATGAATACTGGATTTGGACTTTAGCATTATATTCAGTAATTTCTTCAAGTAAAACAGCACGATTTCCACTATAGATTCTAATATTTTTGACACATGATTGACCACCAATAAAAGGATCTAAATGAAGACGTGTCGGTGCTTCACCAGCGGGAACAGCAAGTTTTAAATCAAACTGTAAATAACTATTTTTGCCATCTAAAAATTTAACACTTGGTGGAATTTCAAAATCTACACGACGTCCACTTTGTCCCGCAACTCCACTATATGATTGTCCATTGGTAGATGGAACAGAAACTTGGGTTTGTGAAACTTTAATTTTATCATCATTTTTCCAATAAGAACTCATTTTATAATATATAAATATAAAATAATTATTAAAAATAAATTAAAAAAAATAAAAAATTTATCAAAGATTACTTTCAGTTTAGCAACGCTCACCTTCGGTTTATTGTGTTCGTCCAACAACTTGATCAACTTGCGATGCTGCTACTTGTCCTCTCGCTTGTGAAGAAATATCTTTTTCTGCTTTTGTTTTTGCTGTTTCACTTGCTTCTTCTTCACCAAATCCTTCAGTAATAGCACCCGCTAAACCAATAGTAGCACCAAGACCTTCTAAAATTAATGCTGGTGGAAAAGCAGCACCAAGAACACCAGCAACTTCTAATCCACTACCAACAATATTCATAATATTACCAGCACGAGAAGCACTATTACTACCAAAAACCTCCATACCACTTTTACCTTCAATTAATCTCCCCACATCACTAGCAACATCTAAAGCACCACCCAATCCAGCAACACCAACTTTACCAACTGTCATTGCTTTACCCGCTATTTTAGTAGCAGTTTTTAATCCCGCTTTCTCAATAGCATCTTCTGCTGCCTTTTTTGCTAATGCTTTACCAGATGTTTCTATACCTTCGGTTGCTGCTTCTTCAGCAGTTCGTGCTGTTGCTTCAGCACCAACTTCACCAGTTTCACCCGCTACATCTGCCGTTACTTGTTCTCCTTCTTGTAGTGTACTTCTTGCACCTAGTTCGGGTGATGGTGGTCTTGCTCCAGTAGAATATATCTCTTGTGTTTCTTCTAATGATGGTGCTAAATCTGCTAATTCATCTTCTTTAGCAAATCTTTCAGCAGCAGTAGTTTTTACAAACTTACCTCCCGCCATAACTCCCCTTTTAGCACCTTGTCTTATTTCTTTTTTTAGTACTAATTTACCACCAGCAGTAGTCCCACTTAATATATTTTTTTGTAGTTTTGCTTGTCTATCTTGATCCTCCTCCATATTTGCTTGATCTAACTGTTCTGCTAAACCATTATTAAAATCTCGTGTTGCTTCGTTAATTTGTCTTGCTGCTTCAGTTTGTGCATTTGCTTGTGAAATAGATGCTGAACCTCCATATAAATCCATTTTATAATATAATATATATTTTATTATTATATTATTATTTAATTAAAATAATTTTATTTATCAAAGATTATTTTATTTACCAAAGGTTATTTTATTTACCTACACTTTTTTGTGCTTTTTGATGTGCCATTTTAAAACTCATACCCATCATCATATCTTTTTTCATCATATTCATATGTTTCTTACTATGATGAACTGAATGTTTTTCTAATCTTTTAAGTTGTGCCTCAGTAAGTTTTTTCATTGGTTTTTTTGTGGGAGGTTTTCTTGTGGGAGGTTTCTTCATAGGTTTAGAACCATACATTTTATAATTTAAAATATATATTTATTTATTAATTTTTTTTAATTAAAAAAGTTTTTTATCTCAAGAAATATCGGTGTAATTCCATCATTACTTTCATATAATTATAATCTATTTTTGCTCTATTATTATTACACTTTTTACAACATATATTTCTAAAACTACCGCTACTATGATGATGGTCGGCACATTTATCATTATTAAAAACTTTATTACATAATTCACAATTAGTAGTACTTTGATATCTAAATGTTAATTCATCTATAAAATCTTTATCATGTTTAAATCCGTGTCTTTTCCAATTATTTCTTAATCCCCTTCTTTGTAATTTTAATTTTCCTTCATCAGTTAAATTATCTTTCCATACACCATATCTACCTTTATTATATTCATTCTTTTTATCCAAAAATGTTGGATCGTCTTTTTTCTTTTTTTCATAAATAAGTTTTCTCTTTTCTTTTATCTTCTCCTTATTTTTTTTATTATATTCTCTTTGTCTCTCATTTATCTTTTCTCTATTTTCTTCATTATATTTTTGTTGTTTTTCTTTATTTGAGTAGGGCATTATATCTCTCACTTAATATTATGTAGCATTATATCTTTAAATATATCTAATAAAGTTTCTTATCGCCATCTGCTATTGGTGTCTCAAATCTTATATAAGCACGAGCGGGATTTTGGGATAAATCAAGGTAGAGAAATGAATATGGAGCATCTTCTATCGCTTTTTTATATAAATCCATAAAAATACCACTGAACATATCACCATATTCTTCATTTATCTTTTCTAACTCCTTATTGTTCTGCTGACGCATGATGATAACATCTGAACTATTGTTTCGAATCAAACCACTAACAGCACGGAAAGACTGAGTTGTGAATGCTAGTAATCCTATACCATAATGCCTAAATCTTGTTGCTAAAAATGATACAGCATTAGTCTTTTTAAAATCTTTAGTTAATATATCATCTAATACTAATGCAACAGTTGGTCTCTCAAAATCTTCATACTTCTTTTGCGATTCAATTAAATCAGTAATCATCTCATCATTATAATGGTCTTCACAATCAAAATATTTATTCATGAGTTTACCTTTAGGATCAGCATTTAATGTATTTGAGATAATCTTTACAATATCAAATTTGTCTTTATACATGTCGGGATTACATAATAAATTTACTAATAGGTTAGAATTAGAAACTGATATATCATTACAATAAAATCTATGATTTTCATTTTTTACTGATATATCATAACATTCTACACAACCATAATATTCTTTGTATTTAATTTTTTTCATACCATTTTTAGTTATTATCATTTCATTATCACAATCTTTCATAGGTTTCATACCATTTATAGTATGAAGTTTATGATCTTCAGTTAGTATTAATTCAAAATCATTATCTAATATTATTTTATAACATTCTTTTTTATCTTGTTTAAAAACTTCTTCTACCTCTACAAATCCATTATCACTTAATACTTTATCTCCAACAACAACATTTTTAATATATTTTTTACCTTCAGTTGTTTCTACTAATGAATATTCAAAAAGACATTTACCTTGTTTTACTGAACCAACAATTAATAATAATGCTGGTGGTTGCGGGAGGTGTTCATGTATGTCTGCATATCTATCATCGGGGTCGGGATCACGAACTTTAAATACGAGCGGTAGATTTTTTGGTTTCTTCTCCATTTATATTATAAATATATATTTTAATCTAAAAATAAACTATAAATTAAATCTGCTGGAACTCTATACCTATCAATTCTATTTGTTCCTTTACCAAGATATTTTAAATCTTTTGGTTGATTTTTTTGACTACCACAACCAACATCACTTATTTGTATTTTATGTCTTAATTTATCATCTGCTCTACCAAGATTAATATTATGTATTTTATGATTATCTATAATCATCATATTACCACAAGCACCACTACCATCACATAATTTACCAATCCAATCTTTTTTATTAGTCCATACTCTTGTTCTTTTTTTATAACCCCAATCACTATACATACAATAATCTACATCATAAAAAGGTACATCTTTCATAATATCTCTATTTTTTAAATTACCAGTTTGTGGATTTTCCATAAACCATAATGATGGATTAAAGTAATCTATTATTTCAAAACTTTTTAAAACTAATTTATCTGCTTCATCTTGATCTTTAATATTTTGTTCTTTACTATATATTGTTCCATCTTTTAATTTTCTACCATACCAACATTTTTTTAATGCACTATAGTTAGTACAAGGTGGTGATGCCCATATAATATCAAACTCATCTTTATCATATTGTTTATAATCAAAATCCATAATATCACATTGATGGTCTGCTGGTAATATCATATCAACACTTACAACTTCCCAACCAAGTTCTTTACAACATTTACCAACTGATCCAGTTCCACTAAATAATTCTAAAACCTTAACCGAAGGTATGCTTTGCTTAACCATATATATTAATAAGTAGATTTAATTTTATTTTCATTAAACTTATAATATAATAAAAATATTCCAAAATATAATAATATAATTGTTGGTGGTGGATCATCATTTGATGTCATTTATCAAAATATAATATTTTATTTTTGTTATGTAAACCACCAACCACCTTTTAATGATTGTTCACTTTCTCTCATTTCATTTTCTTTTTTTCTAATGTAATCTTTGATAATAGATAAATCTGCTTTCATAGTAATAATATCAGTTTTGATTTTATTTATATTACGATTAATAATATGTACATCATTTTTAACTTGTTCAATTGGTTTTGACGTAAATGTATTTTTTATATCTTTATCACTCATCTATAAATTTAATAATATTAAAAATGAAAAAATTAAATTACAATAAATAAATGAGTGAAAATGGTGATTTAATAGAAATTGAAAAAATGTCTATAGACCAGTTTGCTGGTAGTGTTGTTTTAATATTAGGTGCTATTGGTAGTTTACTTTTAGTTATATGGCAAAGTAGATGTGCTTGTAAATGTAGAGTAGGTTGTAGTGAAAAATGTTACATATTTGATTGCTCTCGTGATCCACCCCCTATAAAAGATGATAAAGATGATAAAGATGTAGACAAAGATGTAGATAAAGATGTAGATAAAGATAAAGATGTAGATGTAGATAAAAATGAAGTAAGCGAAGCAAACCAAAGGGAAATAGATAAATTAGTATAATAATAATAGTAATTAAAAAGAGAAGTATTATATCAATAAAAAATAATAATTTATTATATTTTATAATAAAATATTTTGTATATTATAATTATAAAGTATGGATTTTTTACCACAAGTTAAAATGGATTTTATTCCTAGTGATGATGAGAGTGAAGTTGAAGAAAAAATAGATGATGTAGTAGATGATTTTGATGCTGAAAAAGATATTACACAAACCGAAGGTAGTCAAGGACAAGAAGAGATTGTAGAACAAGTAGTAGAAAAGATTGTTCCAAAAGCAAAATCAAAAAGAGAAGACATGAAAGTAGAAGAGATATTTAATATGCCTAATAATGTAGTAGTGAATACAAATGTTAAACTAACAAAAAAAGGTGTTCCACGTAAGAAAAGACCACCTATGACTGAAGAACATAAACAAAAACTAGCATTAGCAAGAGAAAAAGCGATGGCATCTAGAAAAAAGAAAGCACAAGATAAGAAAGATGCTAAAGCATTAGAAAAACAAGAAAAAGAATTATTGAAAAAACAAAAAGTTAAAAGAGTTCAACAACTTAAAGAAGAAGTTGAAGATGATATTGATATCTACGATAAAACAACAAAACCAATTAAGCAAACTATAAAAGAACAAATATTTAGTAAAAAGGATTTAGAAGATGCACAATTACAAGCAATTATGAATTATGAAAAAATTCGTAAAAGTAGAAAAGCAGAAAAGAAAATTAAACAAGAAAAAGAAAGAGAACAAGAAGCATTAAAAGCACAATTAAGACGTGCAGTAGCACCACCTCAACAAGAATATACGAATCCGTTCCAAAATTGTTATTAACGAAGTTTAATCTACGATATTAAAAATAATATATATAATATATGAATTATAAAGCACTAAAAAGTTTTAAAGATATTATAGACATGTTAAATATAACAATTGAACATTATAAAATAGAAAATGCTACATTACAAAAAGAAAATGCTATGCTAAAACAAAAATTAGTTAAGTTAAGTTAAACATTTTTTTATATTTCTTAATATTAATATTTCTTGATGTACTATCACCCCATAGTATATAACGACTTAAATAACCAGCAGACATATAATCACCCTTCTTTAAGTCAATCTTATGACGACTTATATATTTACTTCTTTGTTTTTTGTCTTTACTTAGGGTATAATCTTGATACCTACTATCGCCAAACTGCACGGTTTTTATCTTTTTACCTTTGTCGTCATAGAAAATTGCCTTAAGTTTTTTATTTTTTGCTGTACCTTTTTCTATAATCATTTTCATATATTATGATAAAGATTATTATTGTATATCATTATTATCAAAGATTAACCTTCGGTATTA